CAGTAATGTTGTCATAGGGGTCAAATATATCGAGGTCGTAATCGTCTTCCATACGGTCCCAATTAATACGATTAATCTGCATATATCCGTATGATCTGAATGTTCGATTACCGTATCCATCTTCAGTCCAGTCACCTTTTGCATCTGCAATACAACTCGATTCGCTTTCAAGTAAAGCAAGCATCAACCATACATTTAACTGATATTTTGAACATTCATGAACTAAATGTTCCTGAACATCAGAAGGAAGGTTAATACCTTCAAACGGTTTAAACTGCATACAACTCAACGAATAAATATCCGGAAGTTCTGATTCAACCATTGCCTGAGGTTCCTCCGGAATAACTTCTTTCTTCTTAACTGAAGTCAGCTCTTCGTACTCTTCAACAATTTCTTCAACCTGGTTTTTAATTCTTCTGCATTCCATATTCAGAACACATGCATAAACAAATAATCCAACAGTAATTAACACACAAAAGAACAAAAGCATTTTTCTTGTCTCCATTTCTCATCCTCCTTAATTAAGCTCAAACTTTTTTAATTGTTCTGCTTCTATACCCAATTCGTGAAATACGATTAATAACTCCCACGGCTGCAGTGTCATTCTTTTGAATTTCTGGCAGAAGTTCTGCTTTGATTCATCAACCGCCTCAGCAAGATCCTGAAGTGTTTTATTCTGCTCATAAATCTGTCCTTTAATATACGAATACAAAAGCTTCTGTTTACTCTTACTTTTTTGAACATTTCCGATATAAGTTATTGGCATTAGTGCTCCTTCCTGCCCACATAGCGTGGACTTATTAAGTAAAAAAAATATCAGATACAGACTTCTTAAAATAATCAGCATATGCTTTCTTTATTTCGTCCCTGGGAATACGCTCGCCACATTCGTACATAGAAACAGCTTGCTGAGAAATATTGAGTGCTTTTGCCATCTCAACAGTAGTTAGTCCCTTCCCAATTCTTAAATTTTTAAGAGTCTCTCCAATTTTCTTTTTATCCATATATTGTGCCTCCCTTCTTCTTATTGTCCACGTTTTGTGGACATTCATAGAATACCACTATTTGTGGGCGTTGTAAACTACGCATTGTGGTTAATTATTAACAAAAAATTAATTGACATTTTATGCAAAATATCACAAAATGTGGACAAGGAGGAACACATATGAGTTTAGGATCTAATTTAAAACAATTAAGAGAACGGGAAGGGTTAACTCAAAGAGAATTAGCAGATAAGCTCAAAGTATCTAAATCAGTTGTCGGAATGTGGGAATCCGGGAGCAGATATCCTAATCATGTAACAGAAGAAGCAATTGCAGACTTTTTTAATATATCAATCGCCACACTACGTGGAGACGACCAGAACGAAATAGATTTGTCGATTTCGAATACTGAATTAGATTTAATTATTAAATATCGAAATGCATCAAAAGAAGAAAAAGAAATGGTTAATAGAATTTTAAATTATTCGAAATTGCTAAAGGATTCTAAAAAATGAAAATCGAGCAGTTACCTTCCGGTTCGTATCGAGTGCGTCAACAGATAGAAGGGCATCGCTACAGCCTCATTTTCGGGCACAAGCCGAGTCAAAGAGAAATCAATGCTGAATTATCCAAACAAATTACAAATACTCCTAAAATCGGCAAATTCATGCTTTTAGAACAGGCTTGTGAAGAATATCTAAAAATAAAAAGCAATGTATTGTCACCGAGCACTATAACAGGATATCAAAAATACTATAGACTGCTGCCACATAATTTGCTCCAAAAGAACATATATGAAATAACAAATGTTGATTTGCAGATATTTGTTAATACATTTTCAGCCACGCACTCACCTAAATATACACGCAACGTTTTTGGCTTCATTTCGGCTGTTTTAAACACGTTTTATCCATCTTTGAACATTTCTATTACTTTGCCTCAAAAAACCCCAAATGAGCCGTATTTACCAACTAAATCCGATATTGCAAAAATATTAAAAGAAGTACAGGGAACCGAGTTCGAATTACCATATAAATTAGCCATACTCGGGTTAAGACGTTCTGAAATTTGCGCCTTAAGTTATTCAGATCTTACAGGCAACATACTTCACATAAACAAAGCCAAAGTTCAGAATGCCAGCAGGGAATGGGTTATCAAGCCAATGGCAAAAACCGAGACTTCAGTAAGAGATGTTTATGTTCCTAATGATATAGTTGAATTACTTAAGTCTAAAGGCAATGCATACACTGGATATCCCGGAACCCTTACAGTTCATTTGAAAAGATGCCAGGCAAAATTAAATATACCTGTATTTTCACTTCATAAATTCAGACATTACTTTGCGTCAGAAATGTCTACAATTACTGATGAAGCGACCGTAATGGCTATGGGTGGATGGAAAACAGATTATGTTATGAAAAACGTGTACAGACACGCTACAAAAGAACAATTATTAAACGCACAAAAAGCTTCCGTTGAGAAATTAATAGGAAGCACGTGGGATAGTTAGCCCACCGTTTTGTTCATGACCACTTTATGACCACTTTTTAGTAAATTTATAGTTTACAGAGTAAATTATAAGTTTACAAAACAGCAATAAAAAAAAGCCTCGAAACAAAGGAATAAACCGACAAATCCCTATTTTTCGAGGCTTTTAGCAGATGGTATCATTTTGGGTTCAAATCCCACCGTCTGCGTTCTATAACCCTTGATTTTTCAAGGGTTTATTTTTTTCGTGACCATTCGTGACCACTTTATTACATTGTTCTGCTAATAATAACACTATCTCCAATAGACATTTCAACATCCATTGACTGTTCTTTAGCAGTGATTTTTAAGCGACATGGCTTATCCACTTCAATAACCGTTTCATTCCTAACATCCTGCTGAGTTTCCGGAACTGTTACCTCTTTTTCCTTCAGTGATAATTCAGAAATCAAAAATGCAACAATACCACTTGCAACCTGGTCAGGCCATTCGTCCTTCGCTATATACGTAACATCAACCGCAGAATCCATAAACGCACACTCAATTAAGAATGCGGGCATGTTTGTGTTATTGATTTCCTGATAGTTGCGTGTTCCATTAATCGGTACAGAACGGTTACCTTTTAATCCGGTCCTGTTCTTTATCTCATTGTAAAGCTTGGTAGCGGAAGCCTGATTTTTAGAATTACCCTGATAATAGTACACTACGGTTCCTCCACCCGTACCGCCATTAATTCCACCGTTATGATGAATAGAAATATAGATGTCAGCCTTTGCCTTATTAGCCTGGCTTATTCTGTCAGACAGTTCTATTTTGCTTGTTCCTGTAGGATCATAATTAAGAAGCACATCAACATCATAAGACTTAAGCTTCTCGGCAACCGCAGAAACAATTCTTTCATTGAGAGTAAATTCCAATGTTCCACCTAATACAGGCATTGATGCAGGAACACCCTTCGGATTTCCCAACCAGTGCCCCGCATTTATCGCTACAATTTTATTTGCCATATTCTCATCCCTTTTTACATATAAATCATAGAATTCCTGCGCATATTCAGTTCTTCTATCAACAGTTTTGTTTTTTGTTTCTTCATCTCCCAAGACGGACTTTGGCTTTTCGAATCCACAGACAACTATCTCAGCGCATGATCTGATGGAATTAGTATCAGATATTAACTCTGCATACACTTTTCTATAACTGCATGTTAGCTCAGTCCACAACCATTCAAACTGCACTGATTCATCAGCAATCGACTTGCCCATCTCTTGCGATAATTTCAGTAATCCATCTTTCCTTCCACAACTGGTCCACTGGCACAATCCATAACCACCTTTATCAAAAGAAAAAGACTGGCCCATAATTGGGTCAGTCCATGTTCCTCTGTCTACATTAGCGGTATACGATTCGTCAGTAACATTCCACTTCTTCTCATATGAGTTTTGCAAATTGTTGCATCTAACTCCGGATTCAGCATATACATTACCTAATAGGCCTGCTATACCGTTATCATTGAGTCCTTTTTCACGGAAGAAGTTAATAAAGTTAATAACAACCTTTTCATCCGATAACTGTAACATTATACGTCCTCTTCAGCCTCATCAGCCTTTGCAATCTCAACTTCAGGTAATCCCGCAACGCTTGTAAGTAAACTTAATAATCCAGCAAGTGCTGATGCACTTACAACCATCACCCAATTAACATCTCCAATAACTACGGAAGTGCCTATCATTGCCACCGCTGTCTGCGCTACTGTCTTAATTGCTCTGATTCCTGCTGCCTTAATCCATACTTTCCAATCCATATCGTTTACCTTCCTTTCAAATATTGTTTATTTCTTCAGGCTTTAACGAATCAACTGCCGAATACATTTTATCGGCATATCCGTCACCGCCTAATTTCTTATAGGTCTTGTACTGTTCATCATATATCTGCCATTCCAACTGCGTAATATATCCACGTTCTACATACTGCGGGCCTTTGGTTAGAATGTTATCGATTAATATGAGCCTAAGTGCCTGATTTTTAGAACTGTTCTTGTTTACTTTATCAACAACCGCATTCAGCAAAGTTGTCAAAAAACTTGAGCCTAATATCGCAGATATTATGGCTACCACAATTTCCGATTCTGTCATACCGTCCTCCTATGTCCACGCTCTTGGATTACTTAATGTAACGCTTGTAATGAAGAACGCTACTGATACTTTTTCATCACCTATAAATTGATATACATATAATGAGTGGTTTCCATTATCGAGGCTCGCACTTAAAGCTTTAACTCCATCAATCTTATAATCTGGAGCACCAGAATAATACTCGCCATATTTAGCACCGGCATAATTAAAACTAGCACTTGCTGTTTGATAATATCCCTTGTTAAGCGAAAATGTTTTCGTATCACTAATCTGCGTCCAATAACCACCATCCCAAGCTATTGCCGAACCACTAATATAATTGGTATTCCAAACACTCTGAACATAAGTCGGATAAAATACGTAGCCGTTCCAAGTCCAACCATTCAATTCACAGCTTGCAACCGTCAATGTATTCGGAACATAAATAGCATTTAGTGTCATAGGGTCACCGGTTGCTACAAGTTCAGTAATAACTTCACTGTTGTATTTCCACCCAACATGAGTATATCCAGCTTTAGACATATCAATGTCAGGCCTTAATACATCAGACCCCTCATCAACTTCTTTTGTTCCTTTTAGAACTCCAGCATCATCGTAATAACTTACTAAAGAAGCCCCGCTCCACACCCTAACACCGTTATGTATCCATTTTTTTACCTTACTACCATTATGAGTCCATTTTTTTAAAGCCGTATCGTTTACTGTTACGCTCATCCAACACCGCCTTACTGCATTGTTCTGGTGGTAAGAGTTCCAGTAGTTGCATCAAATGATACTATTTCAAGTGCCTTATTTGCCTTTGTTAATGCATTGGATGCCGTATTCGAAGCGGTTACAACTGTATTGTAAAGACATTCAAAAATAGACGGAATTAAGGAAGTAACCGATGTAATATTCACACCGTTCAGCGTAACCTCAAATGCTCCCACTTCAGCGAGAACAGATCCCGTTCTAATGGTTCCCGTTGTTGCAGAAGGAGCAACCGGAGAACCAGTTGTCTGGGTCCCCTTCTTCACAACAAAGCTAAGTGTTTCGTGCCCTGTAGTTGTATCGCAAACATACCTGAGGACAATTAAGTCCTTTCTTTTGTAACCTACCGTACCTGTAGCAATTGAAATAGTATCTTGCATTCCTGGCTCAATTAATGCATGTCTTCCCTGAAATACAACATCTCCATCAGATATTTTAATTGTATTGTTATCTACCATTGTCGCAGCCAATCGCTGACCAATGGGAAGAATGACAGCACCATTACCAAAAATAGCCTGGTTAAATTCGCCGTCATTATTTGACGTAACGTGAGCTGTGCCTGTAGCACCTGTGATTATTTTCATATCGCTTTATCTCCTACTTTGTACTGATACTGTGCAAGATCATTCTGAATAACAGTGATTTTTCCTGTTACATATTGCGAAACAGTAATTCCCGACCCTAAATCAATAGCAGTAAATTTATCGCCTATTTCAGCTTCAATATTGTTGGCAGTTATTTTCAAACTGTCACTAATATATCTACTTCTAAGTTCTTCCTCAGTAGCCCTTTCAAGTTCTTCTAATGATTCAACGTTTGGATAGTCATAAACTTCAGCAACCTCGTTAAATCCACGATAATATTGCGTATTAGTTATGCTTCCGTCAGAACCAATGTACTTATGCACTATTTGCCTCTGCGCTAATTCACCCTGCCCTAATCCAATTAAATGATTAACAGTATACTTCTGCGTTTCATATGTGAAATCAAACGAATCTGAAGATAATTCGTTTTCATTTGAATAATCAGTAATAGGGACTGCTGCCAATGTGCACAAGCAATTCTTAACGGTCAATTTAAGCCTGTAATCGTTCTTGCCCAACAATTTAACGATTGCGTTATAAAGGTCTGCATATCGGTCAATTTTTGTATCAGAAATACTTATTGTCTGGTTGCGATTACAAGTAAACAGTGTTGTTATCCCAGCAACAACAATAAGGTTATAAATGATATTTTCAAGTTGTCCATTCACCACTTTGTATGCAGAACCGCTCGGAGGGGAAACAATATGCTGCGATAACAGCCCCCTCCATGTTATTCCTGAATACACGACTTTCTTCTGTGAAGTATTTATCTTTATACCGGTAACCCTTCCACCAAGTTCCGTACCGTTTGAATAAATATAGGAACCGAGTTCAAGATTATTAAACCCGGTTCCCGTAGTTATTTCAAAAGTATTGCTGTCCGATTTAGAACTAGCTTCCTGATCAAGCGTGTACCGAGTCAAGATTCCTACATCCTGCCTTAAGGCATTTGTGTATATCAAATCCATTCCGGCTCGCTCCTTTCTTCAAGAAGTTCAAGCGAAACGATGCAGTCAGGAGTTACGCTCATTGTGTTATATCCTGCCGGAATCGGCTGGAAGATATAAGAACTCGCATTCCTACTCGCAAATACATTAGTCTGTTCGCCTGTTTCATTTACAGTGTAAACCCGTTTGTTTAACGAATCGATTACAAGATATTCGCCCTCAGAAAGTTCAACATTAACTTCATACAAATGGTCTCCAATGTATACCTTCGGATCATTAACTTCGCCGAATATTGTCATACGGAAAGCGGAGTCCATAAAGGATGGGTTATTAATTTCTTCCGTACTTATTGAGGATGCAAAATCGTAGGGGTAATCGTATGAGTATCCTCTTCCTTCTTCGGTTTCATTGTCCTCTGGATTAAATACAAAGAACGTTGACTTTATCCAGTTTTTTCTATCTGTTATGAATTCTAATTCTAAACGAATATAATCCGCACGCTCGTTATAAACCTTAGGCTTGCTAACATAAAAGAATCCGTTTATAGAATACTCTCCTACCGTCAGTACACCCTCTTTTTGAGCACGAACATCTTTCTCAAATATTCCAAAAAGTTCGTTTGCCTTCGATTTAGAATTTTCAACAAGTGCTATTTCAATTTTAGAAACAGTAATACTCTGATAAAACCCCAGAATCTTATTGTATGCAGCCGAATATCCCCACTTACGTGAAAACAGGTCAGATGCATCCGTAACTATACCAACTTCATTGAATACGACTGTCTCTCCAAGATGGTTTTTATATGTCATATTAAGCATACTGTTTCACCAACCTTCCCAGATTTCTGTCATCCCAGTCAACGGAAATTCCATTGCTTAATGCTCTGTTCATTGCGTTGTATACTGAGTCTTCAAAATTGTTAACACGTTCGATTAATTCATCTATTCTGGACGATTCTGTAGTTACCTCTGTGCTGATTCGTGAGCTTGCAATCACATCTCCATCAAAGTCACCCTTTAGCCCGCTCATTGCTCCAACAACATCGTCAGACATGATACTTGCAGCATTAACAGCAGTATCCGCATAATCTTCTATACCTTTAGCAAGACCCAAGTCTAAATACATACCTATTTCTGCAAAAACCTTTGACGGACTTTCAATTTTAAAGCCCTGTTTAACACCATTTACAAAACTTCCAAATAAATCGCTTACTTTACCAGTAAATCCGGACCATGCGTTCTTAATGCCGTTCCATAATCCCTCGATTATGTAACTTCCTATTTCAACAAATTTTTCAGGAAGCTCCTGGAAGAATCCAAGAAACTTATCGATTAATTTGGGTACGCCTTCAATTACTATATTTTTCATTCCGGTTATTACTTCGGAAAGTTTTGTTTTAAGTTCGGTTAAGAAGATAGCGACGTTTTTAGGTAAGTTTTTGAAAAATTCAACAATAGCTCCCGTTACCTCTTTTGCTACTCTCGGAACCTCAACGGTAGCCAAGTCTGTTACAAATCTTGAAAACTTTCCGACTGCAAACCCTAACCAATATGCAATGTTTTCCGGCAAGGCCTTAATAAACTCAAGCATGCTGTTAATTGCTTCCGGTATTTTAACCGTAAAGAAGTTTTTAACAGCATCTGACATATTATTAAAGAATCCATTCATTGTTTCACCTGCGCCGTCAAAAATACTCAATAACGAAGCGAATATCTGCTTGTACGCATCAAGTATCATAGGCGCACACTCGACTATCTTGTTGGCCAATTTTACAATTATTTCCGGCAATTTTTCAGTTATCTTAATAACTATTTCAGGTAATGCTGCAGCTATCTCTATAGCTATCTGTAATACAGCCTCAAGCAATATGTCGATATTATCAACAAGCGTTTCCGCACATACAAGCAACCCGTCAACCAAAGCCGGCAACAGTTCAGGTATTGCATTTGCAATTCCTGCTGCCAACTCAACTACAAGTTCTATGGCTGCATTCAGCAATATAGGAGCATTCTTTATAAGAAACTCTCCCAACGTCTTAATAATACTTACTGCTGCATCTACGATTCCGCTTATATTATCAGATAATCCTTGAACTATTGACGACAAAATATTGCCTGCAAGATCAACTATCTTAGGCAGATATGCCACAAGTTTTGCAAGAATATCATTGAGCAGGTCGCCCATTACCGACATAGCTCCGGACAGTCCATCGCTCTTAAACGCTTCTGTAAGTTTTGCGATTCCGTCTGACCCAAACTGAACAAACTCTCTCATCGTTGGAGCAAGTGCATCTGATAATGCAATTTTTGCCCCCTCAAGAGCAGACTGAAACAAAGTAATATCTCCAGACAAGTTGTCGAGCTGTACGTTTGCCATAGCACTGGCTGCACCAGTACTATCTTCAATTTCTGCAGTTAATTCAGACCATCGTTCCTGAGACGTTGCAAGCAATGCATTTACAGAAGCGAGGTCCGTTTTATTGAACATTTTCGTAAGGATGTCAGTGCGTTCCTGATCGCTCATTCCATCCATTGCCTGGCTCAAGTCATTAAATGTATCCTGCAAAGGTCTTAATTTGCCATCTGCATCATATGCAGAGACACCAAGTTTCTTCCATGCAGCTTGTGCCTTATCTGTGGTAGGATTCATTGCTAACATAATGTTTCGCAAATGTGTACCGCCTTCAGCACTCTTTATACCATTATCGGCAAGTAATCCCAATGTAGTAGAAAGTTCCGTTACTCCACCGTTTAAATCCTTAGCACTGGCACCAATAGTTAAGAATGCTTCGCCTAATTGTGCAACACTTGTGTTTGATTTCGAAGATGCCTTCGCCATCTTGTTAACCATCTTATAAGTTTCATCAATAGATAACCCTAATGCACTCTGTGCGTCAGTAATCATATCCGAAGCTTCTGCCAGCTCGATTCCTCCAGCCGCCGCCAAGTCGAGAACCGTAGGAAGCATTTCCATTGATGTTTTTGCATCATAACCAGCCAGTGCCATATAATTAAGAGCCTCTGCCGATTCAGATGCAGAGAATGCAGTTGTTGAACCCATCTCTTGCGCAAAATCTCTTAATTGCTGAAGTGACTGCGCTGCTTCGCTTGTACTATCAGCAAGTTCGGCTGTAGTATATCCCATTGTTGCAGCAACCTGCGACATCGAAGAATCAAATGTCATCCCGGCATCTAATGCAGATTTGCTTATGCCAACTACTGCAGCCGAAGTCGCTGCAATTGCTGCTGTTGCAATTTTTGCACCGTTCGCAAAACCTGCACCCCATTTGCTACCACTCGAGGACCCGGAAGCCGATGCACTTTCTTCTACCTGACTAGCAAGTGTAGACTTAAAACCATCCATTTTAGGAATAATTTGTACATACGCTCTTGCTACTTCTGCTGCGTTAGCCATTCTGTTCTTCCTTCCTTAGTATCTGTGCCCTTGCTCGTTCAAATTCTTCGACAGTATCAAAGCCTTTTATGTCATTATGGCTCGGCTTATCGTTCATAGATTCCATTATCAGTTTGGGCCTGTTTCGTCCCTTAGACGCATCTTGCGTCTTACTCCACCAAATAAGAGATAACCTGTCTACCGCCATTGCAAGTAGCATTTCTGACGTTTCTACATTCTGTCCCGATATAGCCATGACTGTCCTGCTTTTACTTGGAAGTCCGCACAAAAGAATTGCTATGTAACCCACTGGATGTTCTTCTATCTTATAGATATGGTAATATTCAGCGAAATCACATAGCATTTCACATTTGTACTTTGCCAAGCAACTTGCAAGGGCCATTATTTTTTTGTATCTTCAGCAGTTGTTAGCTGTGTGATTATTTCCTTAACCTGTTCCATAACGACTTCCTGTGATACACTTCCCGTCTTCTTGCGAATAACCGCAAAGAATTCAAGTACGTTTTCACGAGTACCCAGCAATTTATCAATAATAGCCGATACATCTGTCATGGCCTGAACCGGTTCATCATTCTGAAGTGCCCCGATTAAATAAGTCAACTCAAAATCAATAGCCTTTTCTGCGTCTATTTCTGTTTTATAACCTAATGAAGTTTTAATCTTTGTTGCCATATGAATCCCTCCCGCAAAAGATCATTATGACCCGGACTGTGCAGTCTGAAGAATGTACTCATAATGCTTATTTCCATTTGTATCAGGGAATGCAGTAAGAGTAACTTCATAACCGATAACAGAACCATCAGCATAAGTTGTATCTCCAAGTTCTGAAATCTTTGCGTTAGGAATAACGATTCTCTTAACAGTATTATTGTTAAGAACGATTTCAAAAACATAGCAGCGAAGTCCTGTATCATCAGAATTGATTTTTACAGTTAATCCTGTTGAGATATCACCAGTCACATTGCTTGCGCCAAATACAGTCTTAAGAACTTCAACATTAAGAGCTTCAATAAGAGTTAACTTAAATGTGTCCTTTGTTTCTGTAACGGTCGAAAGAACGATATCTCCGCCAAAAGCCTTAATATCATCACTTGAACGTGAGTTACTATTTGCAAGGCCTGCATCAGAGATATAACCGAGATCCTTAAATGCTGCATCAAGAGCAGTTGATGCATCTGTGGGAAGTGTTGTTCCCAGAGGGGCTGTGTATATAGCACCGCCAACCTTAGGTTTAGAAGCTGAAACATTTGTAGATGTTGCCATTGTTATTTCCTCCATTAATAATTAAGAATATAAACCGCTTGATAGCGATATTCTTTTGTTTCGGTATTTGTAAAATTGTAGTCAGAATTCAATTCTGCTCGCATAATCGGTACATTGTCAGGAATATTTCTCATAGCCGTTTTTACGGCTTCATGTATTTCAGCAGATTCCTGCAATGACTTATTCGAAATGGACCGTATAGCTACCGTACTCGATTCTATTCTGTCTTCCTCACGGCCTGAAGTCTTTGAAATGACAATGTATTTTGAAGGTGGATTAACCGGAACTTCAGCGAATACATTGTTTCCACATACGGTTTTGCCTTTTAAATATGCAATAAGTGTTTTTTCAATTATCATCGTTTTTTATGTCCTACTCTTAACAAAGTTAAGTTGTCTCTGTTATCCGCATAGCCTTCGTCATTAAAAGCATAGCAAGACGATACATACGTAAAAGAACCCTTCCAAAGGTCTGAATGATACATTGAATCTCCGGCCTCGTGTGCCATATCATCGGCTAATCCCTTAAGCATTTCGCCCATTTCATCACTCTTCAGTAGCTGACGCATTCCGTCAAGGTCGAATTCAAAGTTAACGCCCGCCATCATAAGCCTCTACACGAATTTTTTTATTCCATGATAATGGAACCAGATCCTCAATTCCTTGTATGGGTTCTCCTATAGTTCTCCAT